TGGCTATGGATCGGGTGGCGGTGGTTCCGTCTGTTATAACAGCAATAGCAATGCTACAGGCGGAAATGGTGCCCCTGGCTTAGTTGTAATAACAGAAATTATTAGCTTATAGGAGGAAAAATGAGCAATTACGCAATTATAGACGCAAGCGGCAATGTGGTAAATATCGTCGAAGTGGAAGCAGATGCTTTGTTGCCAACTCAAGCCGAAGTTGACGGCGTGATGGTCAACGTCCCAGCTGCTTGGGCACCTCCAGAAGGCCACACTGCCGTGCAGAGCGACACAGCGCAAATTGGCTGGACATATGCCAACGAGCAGTTTGTAGCCCCTCCAGCACCGCCAGTTCCTGCGCCTGTGGTGCCACCAGCGCCAACCCTCGCACAACTTCAAGCCCAATTAACGGCTTTGGCTGCACAAATTGCCGCTGCCACACAAACGTCATAAATTTGGAGGAGCTTGATGGACGTAACAAATCCGCATCTTGATACCCCAAAAGCCATTATCCTTGCGGGTTTGTTCGGCAGCTTATTGTCTTTGAGCTTCATCGACAATATGAACCTAAAGCAGCGCAGTATGGCTATTTTGGCGGGCATGGGCATGGCGCACTATCTGGCACCCCTTATTGCCCACATTTTTAGCCAAGACAATTTTGAGGAAACAATCGGTTTTCTGGTTGGTCTTTTCGGCATGTCAATCACCGCCGCTATCTTTCGGGCTATTCAAAACTCCAATCTGTGGAATTTTGTTATGGGCCGCTGGGGCGGCGGCAATCCACCACAACCACCGCCTGGGGGCAACTCATGATGTTAATGGCACTTGCAATTTTTGCATTTACAAGCTGGGCCGTTTTAGGCCGTCAATTCGATGACGGCATTGTGGCCAAGCACTTTCTCAGTTTTGCCGCCATATTGGCGTTTCTGGTGGTTTTAGATAACCACAACCACGCCGCAGCATACGCCTCTGGTCTTTGCCTCGTTGTTGGGGTATTGTATGCTTACTTTCGACCAACCCGCCGCAGGCCATTATTCCGCGACAGACGCACAAAGCCTCGGCCATTCTGAGTATAGGCCATGACAATCAACCTGCAACGCCTCGATAGCCAGCTCATGCTTGACGAGGGGCTCAGGTTGACCCCGTACAGAGATAAATTTGGTAACCTCACCACTGGCGTTGGCCGTAACCTTGATGCCAATCCGTTCACACCCGCAGAAATTGCCTATATCGGCCATGACGGCCGCACGCTGCCGCTGACGTATGACCAAGCCATTTTTTTGCTTCACGACGACGAGAGCAAGGTATTCGACGTTCTGACCCACCAAACGCCTTGGTGGGCTAATTTGGGCGATGTAAGGGGCCGTGTAATGGTTGACCTGTGTTTTAACATGGGGTGGGGCAAGCTCGCGGAGTTTCACCATTTCTTGACCGACATGGAAGCCAATGACTTTGACGACGCTGCTCACGATTTGGTTTACAGCGAATGGTATAATCAGGTGGGCAACAGAGGCCCGCGTCTGGTTGGGATGGTCACCACAGGAGAGGATTACACGTCATGAACCCGTATTTAATCATTGGCGCCCTTGCAGGGGTCATCCTAGCGTTTATTGCCGGCGGGGTGCTGGGGTATGAGTACCGAGCCGGAAAAGTGCCTGCTGAGCTTCTGGCGCAGCAGAGCGTCGACGTTACAGCCTGCCAGAAGGTTCAAAAACTCACAGAGGACGCCAATGACCAACTTACAAAAGACCGTGACGCTATTGCTGCTCAGCTCGCTAACAGCTTGCGCCAGCCCTCAACCTGCGTGTCAGTTACCAGCACCCCCGTCATTTCAGGCGGTGGGGCCAAACATGCAGACCACAATGGAAACGGCATTAACTCAAGCTGGCTCAGGCAATACGCCGCAACCTGTGAAGGTTATCGCACCGAAGTGATGGTCTGCACGGATTTCCTCGCGCAAGAGCGCGCGGTAGAGCCGCAATAATTCAGAATAAATTCTGATATGAAAGTGGCACCTTAGACGGTGCCATTTTTTATGATAGCGCGCGCGTCAGCGATTGCCCGCGTGGCGCCTTCCTCCAGCTGATACAAAACATTCAGCAATTCTCTTTTAGAGGCCGTGGGCTCGTTTTGATGGACAAGGGTTATCACCCCACAGCACGCCTCCAGCCAGCTCACCACGGCCTCGTGTACGGGCTTCTGTGGCACCGTATTACGGGCAACCAGCAATTCGCCCGCGTCCATAGCGGCGCTAAGGACAGGCCAGATATCGTGTTGGAAAACGCTCTCAGCCAGTTTATCTCCAAAACGGGCTTTCATGGCGTCGATAAGTTGCACACGCAAACTGTCGCGGTTGTTCATATCAGTTCCTTTTCCTCAGCAATCCATTCGGGCAGCTGCATCGTTTTGCCGTCTAATTCTCCAATCGACTTGGCAACCCATGCCGATTTGCCGGTATTGTGGCTTTCGACCAACCAAGCCTTTTCGGTCTGGTGCTTTACTGTCACTTCGACATCAATAATATCGTGATTTTTAACAGTCACCGTAACCCCCATTTCCTCATAAAGCGAAGCACCTTGACCTGCCACGGCGTGCGCAGAAGCTCCTCGCGGTTAAAGTCGATATCCTTCAGCAAATACCGATTACCGGACGGGTATGTTATAACCCAATCCCCTGGCGCGAGCTCCAGCTGCGCGGTGGGCGTATTGACCACATGGCGCTCAGGACGCTCGAATTTGATGCCACGGGTCTTGCTGGCGTCAATCGTGCCAGCGGGTAGGCGCACCACGCCGGAAACGGTCTTTCCAGGCCACCATTGCTCTGCTCTCATGACAAATGCTCCAACCAGCACAAAAACAATTTGATTACGCGAGGGTAACCAAGAGGTGATGTTGCGTTGTCTATGACCAGCGGCGGTTTTCCTGGAAAGGTTATAGTTATGACCTCAGCATCAATGCCAAGGTCTGACCGCTGTGCATGTGTGACGTGTATGAGCTCGTGAAGCTGTTTGTCGTTTACCATTTGATGAGCTTTCCGTGAAACTCGCCGTGCTCATTAGCGCGCGCCTTAAAGAAAGCCCACATATCCTCATACGTGTCAAAGCCGTCATTCTTGGCAAATTCGTCCAAGTGAACCTTGCCGACAAACGCGGTGTTGCCAGCTGGCTGCGCAACTTTCTCCATAAGCACCACGTTGATGACGCTCAGGCAAACATCGTCAGGGCGCAGCTTGCGGCATTTCTTGGTGCGCTGCCCCTCATAGTGCTGGAGCATACAGCCAGGGTGGGCTTTGCTGTTGGCGCGGATGGTTTGGCGCTTTGTGCCATTGGCCACCTTATCAACAAACATCGTGTAATTTAACGCAACCATGTTATCCCCCATAAAAAAGGGACGCCAGAATACACTAGCGTCCCTTAAATAAACGATATCGAGTGTTTAGCTGACTTTTCCCTGACCAATGGAATTGGCCACCAATCCTGAGGATGGTGCAGCAACCCCAGAGGCGACTGTAAGGGTAGATGCCGCCTGCGCGGTCTGTGCAGGTGTCAGCGTAGCAACCGCCGATGTCAAACCAGTAGCGGCCGCAGTCAATGCTGTGGTTGCCGCCACTAAGCCAGAACCGTCTAAGGTATTGGCTGGAGGATTTGCTTCGTAAGCCGTCACAGCCGCTGTCGCCGCTGTGACGCTCGTTGCCGCTGCATTTACGGCCGCAGCCGCATTGTCTAGGTCTGATTGTGCAATCATGAGTAGCCTCCTGAGTTGTTTGAGTGGGTCTTTGTGTCGACGTGTAAAGCATATCATTAGGTTTAACTCCTATCATGGTTTGAGGTTGAACTGAATTGGTTTTAGACATGACGCTTACGCCAAAACAAGCGCAGTTATGAACATGAGCTCATAGACAAACCAGCCGGTGAGCAGTTCGCCCCATTCGCTGCCAGCGACAGCTGCTTGGTCAAGGATGAGGGAAGGGTCAATCCCAACGGCAATCCCTGTGTCGGCTATGCGCCATTGCGAGTGGGTGTTGCGGAAGTAGATACCACTGTCCAGATTATCCAGCCATTTGTTGCCCACGTAATAGGCAACGCCGGCCATTATGCCCAAAAGCGCGAGCAACAGCCGGTCAAGGTCAAAACGCACGGCAAAAGGGTCTGAATACACCGTGTTCCAGTTTATGACCGCGTAAGGCACCACAATCAGAAAAACCCGAGTTGCGTTTACAGCGGCCATGCCAAGGCTGTTAAATAGGCTTGCTGTGGCCTGAAAGGCCGCGTGGGGTATCAACCTACCCAGAAACGTCCCTAACGCACACAGCACAAATATAGAGGCCGTGGCGACCCATTGCTGGTGATGCACCACAGACACAAACGCCATGTAACAGCCAATGGTCAACGCCCAGCGCAGGCGCCCTAAAGTGGTTGAGCCGGTCCCGATAAAGCCGCCGACCATGCGCGCGTATATTGCCAAATCAAACATTGAAATTCTCCTTTTCAGTTGGCGGCTTTGGTTTCCGTTTCCAGCCCGTGCCGTTGCAGGTTGAACATTCTTCGTCAGGTTTTACTAACCTTTGGGCGTAAACAACGCCAGTGCCCTTACAATCAGGGCATCGTTTTTTCATGGCATTCGCCTCCCCCATTCAGAGCACAGACGGTCAAGCAGCTCTTGCGTTTTGACCATTAAACCAATCTCTGAGCCATATTTTTCTTGCCACTGGCGCTTGCTCATGTGCTTCCCGTCAATCCCCTCAGGTCCAAGGTGATGACCCTCACAGAGGCAGATAACGCGGTTGTGGTCTTTGCGACCGCCAGCGCCGGTGCCGCAGTGGTGAATTGTTGGTCGGCCGCGACAATAGACGGAAGGACCGACGATGCACCCAAGGTCAATAATTTGCGCCCAGACGCGGCGCTGAGCGTCGGTGGCAGGTTTAAATGGCATTGTATGGCTGCTCTGCGAGGTCACGCACTTTGGCGCAGTAATCAGCCAAAGAGGTGTGAATGGTTATCGGAATAGCCAGAACGTCCTGAAAAACGCGGTTGCGCTCAATCTCGGCATATTTCAAAATTATGCGGCGCAGCTCGTCCATAGTGCCACCCTGTGGATTGTACGACAGCGCAGAGATAATTTGGGTGATGACTTTCTCGCGGTTGTCATTGACGGTTTGGATAGACGTTTCGCTCATTTTTCCAATTCCTCCATGATTTGCCTCGCCACCGTAATAATATCATCACGGGTGCGGGTTTGGTAGTGACGCAAGCCGGAACCCGCCGCACACAGGATTTTATCAGCGAGTTTTTCTGGTGTGAGGGGCTCTGGTGGCAGGTCGAGCTTATTGCGACAGGGGCCATAGCCACAGGTTGCGCATATGGCTGGAGCTGGCTTTTTCTCGCGCTTGAGGACGATTGCACATTCTTTCATTGGTTTTCTGGCTCCGCGTCGTATTGTTCAGAATACCCGCCGATATGACCTACTTGTGAGGCCATATACAGTTCGGCCGCCATTGACCACAAAACGGCAGCGACAAAAAGGAAAACAAAAATGCAGGACACGATTTGGTAATTATCGCTGGGCTTTTTCATGAGACCTCTGACATTACAGACACCGTGAGGCTCG